TGTCATTGCTTCTGAATTGGAAAAACTGAAAAAGGAAAACAGTGAAAAATATGAAAAAATCAAGAAGGCCCTTGTCCCACCTTTTGATATTCCTGCCCTTAACGATTTTCTTAAGCAGCATTTTGGCCTTTAATGCCTGCACACATATAGTTATTGAAACCCAGCTGGCCCCACCCCCACCTGATGCCAAGCTGGTGGGCAAAGTCCTGGCTGGTGCCCTGACCTTTGAACCCAATGAAGACCCCAAGGGGAATTATCTGGTGGCTACCCCTGCTTACGTCCAATATTATTTTTATCTGCAGCTGACAGCCAAGGAAATGGAATTGGAAATTTCCAGGCTGAAGGCAAAGCTGAATAAATGAAGGTCTTGATTTCTGGCCCTGGAATCCCCAAGCCCAAGAAGCAGAAAAAAGTGGTGGCCTTTGTGGGCCAGCTAAAGCATATGAAGATGACTATTGATGCAGCTGGTGATAAGGGTGGGGAAATCAGTATTATATACAGGGATGAAAAAGATTATTGGGGGAAGCTGAATGAAGTGATGAAGACCAATGATGAAATCTATGTAGTTATCCAGACAATGCACTAATGCCAAAAAAGAAAACAGCCAAAAAGAAGATGGGAAGGCCCACCAAATATGTCCCATCCAAGGTGCCATTCAAGGAACCTGTCTTCCTGCAGTCCATGGTGGCCAGGGTCAATAAAATTGCTGAAGACCTGACCCTGGGGAATTTCTTTGACTGGTGTGGTATTGAATCCATTGCCCTGGCCCTGGATGTCAGAAGGGACACCATCTGGCAATGGGGCAAAAAATATCCAGACTTTTCAGACGCTATAAAAAAGTGGGAAGAAAAAAGGAACCACATTTTTTATAGGCATTCATCCAAACTGCCCCCAGGGGTTTGGGTCTTCATTGCCAAAAACTGGCTGGCCATGAGAGACACCTTTGACACCAGGCTGACTGGTGGCCTGGGTGGGGAAGGTCAGCCTGATCTGCCAGTGACAATCAAGATAGTGACAAGGGATGGCCACCCAAACAAAGATGCAAATAGAAAGCAGGGCAAAGCACCTAACCCATGAAATTGAATGGCAGGCCACTTCTGTTTTTGAACAGAATGCTGAAGCCAAAAATTCTGTAATAGCAAATATTGGGGGGGCCAGGTCTTCCAAGTCCTATTCCATCACCCAGCTTTTTATTGTCAGGTTCTTCAGTGAAAGGGCCAAGACCTTCTTGACCCTAAGAAAGACCATGCCTGCCCTAAGAATCACCACCTATAAAATGGCCATTGAAATGCTGCAGGCCCATGGGCTTTATAATAAAATCGTCCACAATAAATCAGAAGCCTATTTCTTTTATCCGGCAATGGGAAACAGGTGGTATTTTTCAGGCCTTGATGACCCTGAAAAAATAAAGTCTGCTGAATTCAATTACATCCACATGGAAGAAGCCAATGAATTCACCTATGATGATTTCAGAATCCTGAAATTAAGGATGTCTGCCCCCACTACACCAAAGCAGCCAAACCAGATTTTCCTGTCACTGAACCCATCTGATGAAACTGGCTGGATTAAGAAGCAGCTGCTGGCTGAAGGCATCAAGGTGATCAAGTCCACTTACCTTGACAATCCATTCCTGTCTGATGAATATAAAAAAGAAATTGAATTGCTGAAGGAAACCGATGAAGCCTATTGGACTATCTATGGCCTGGGTGACTGGGCAGTGGCCAGGGAAACCATCTTTGGCCCATTGGATTTCCCAGCCAGCTGGCCCAAGGATGATGGCATGGATGGCATTGTCTATGGCCTGGACTTTGGATTCAACAGGCCTTCTGCATTCCTGAAAGGTGCCATCAAAGACCAGGACATTTATTGGACTGAATTAATTTATGAAACCCACCTGACAAATCCCCAGCTGATAGATTTGGCCAATGAAAAAATGACTGATTATGAAAAAAAGAAATACACCATCTTTGCAGACCCAGCAGAACCTGACAGGATTCAAGAATTTGAAGATGCAGGCTTTAACATCCAGGCTGGGAATAACAAAGTGCTGGATGGGATTGATGCAGTTAAAAGATTCAAACATCACAGCATGGCAGGCAATGCCAATTTCAATAAGGAATGGCCAGCCTATAAATGGAAGGTGGACAGAAGGACAAATCTGGTGACGGATGAACCAGTGAAATTTCAAGACCACTTCCCTGATGCTGGCAGGTATGCAGTCAAGGGCTATGTGGAAGCCAATGCTGGTGACATTTTTATTGGCTGGTCTAAAAATCCAGTGTATTGACAAAATGGAAATGGGCCTTATCCTATTAAAGGAAGGTGATTGATGGCATTCAAAGATTTTCTGCAGGCTTATAGAAACAGGGATGCCCTTCAGAATGCTGCAAAATTAGACCATGAAATCCAAATTCTGAAAGGGGCAAATCTTCAGCTGTCAAAGGACATCCTTTCACTGAATGAACAGACCAAGAAATATATATCCAATAAATATCAGTCCTATGAATCAGCCATCCTTGAAATAGAAAATAAATATAATGGCACTTCTGAATGGGGTGTCATCCAAACAGGAAACATCATTGATTTAAGGGCTGCCCTTATAATGTCAGAAGGCATCAAAATCTTTGATGCTGAAGACCTGCCCCAGGATAAGAAGGAAATGCAGGATGAAGAATCTGATGAAATGAAGTTTGCCAAAGACTTCCTTGACTATAATGACCTGGATGAAGAAGTGGCCCAGGAATTTGCCAAGGAAGCAGAAATTGAAGGCAAGATTCTGCTGAAATTATTTTGGGACAAGAAAGCCAATATGGTTTCAGCCAGATACATCAGCTGGCTGTCCACCAAATACACCATTGAAACAAACCCCCAGGATTATTTGGATTATGTGAAGGCTGTCTGGACACCCAAGGATTCACAGACTAAAGAAACACTGGAAGCACCAGCCTTTGTCTATAAGAAATTTGGGGGCAGGATAAACAAGCCCAATGCAGCTGCACCAAAGGTGATGAAGTGTTTGACCCAAATTGACAATCTTGACCAGGCACTTAGAGATTTAAGAGAAATCAACAGGCTTTATGCAGCCCCCATTTTCACACAGATTTTCAAAGGCGATAGGCAGAAGGCCAAAGCTGCTGCTGAAGACATTGATGAAGCAAACTGGAAAATAAAGAAGGCCCTGACCACCACTGCAGATGAAGTCAAATATATCCAGCCATCCATGGAAGGGGTGAATGCCATTGTGCTGGAAGTCACAAACCTGGTCAAAATGATCAGTGGCACCACTGGTGTGCCAGTTCATTTCCTGGGCCTTCCTGACCTGCTTTCAAATAGGGCCACAGCTGACAATCTGATGGATTTGGCCTATGCCAGCACATTGAAGGAAAGGAAAATCTGGATAGGGGCTTATTATGAATTAATGGCCAAGGCCATGGCCATGTATAATGACAAAATGGGGATTGCACAATTATCCAAAGCCTTGAAGCCGGAAGCAGTGGGAATTGACATCCCATTTGTCAGTGCCCAAAACTGGGCAGCCCTTGAAAAAGTTTTTCTGCCCTTGTCACTGGCTGGGAAAATATCTGATGAATTAATTCTGTCTAAAATCCCTGGTGTGGATGTCAAAGCAGAATTGAAAAAGCAAAAGGCCACAAAGGAAGAACCCATCATTGAACCCAAGCCACCCAAAGTGCCTGGTGAAATCAATATCATTGATCAAGGGGTTATTCAATGATAGACCCCCAGTCACTGCAGCAATCCCAGGAAGTCATTTCTGTTTTGAAAGCCATGGACAAACAGACCTTGTGGCTGATCTTCATTGGGGGTGGGGGTATAGGATATTTACTGCTGAAGCAGACCCTTAATTTCCTTTTAAGATGGAAAGGGAAGAAGGCAAATGGGAATGGTCAGCCTGATCTGAAGGGGGGCATTCCCTGCTATAAGCAGCCATATGTGGTTCTGGCCATGGACAAAATAAAAACTGTTGAAGAAGATACCCAGGAAATAAAAACTGTCCAAATCCAGCTGGCAAACACAGCCAAAGAAATTTCTGAAACCATGAAAGCCCAGCAATCCACATTTGCTGAAGTGGTGTCATTGACAAAAATATTTCTTGACATTAAAAGGAATGGTCATTAAAAGATAGGTGAAACCATGCCCTATCCAAATGAACACAGCTGCAGACTTAGGCAGCCAGGGGAATTTCAGCCAGATTCTTTTAGAAGAATCAAAAACAAAGATTTGGTGATGATCATTGGAAAGCTAAAGGGCAAAGATACCACCACCACCCAGGCTTATAGATACCCCAAGGCAGACTGGACGGAAGCCAAGGCCAAAGCACACTGTGAGGATGCAGGTGGTTCTTTTGAAGCTGCCAGCAAAGACCAGGCCCAGGCTAATTATTTTGACCCATTGAATAATCCCTTAATTCCACAGCCTGAAGACATTGGCCTGACTGATGATTATTACAAAGCCAAGGAAGCAGAAGAAAAGG